CACCAAAGTTCTATTCACGAAGCAAACGATACAATACGTCAATCTGCAACTAACAGACCGCCAGAATTCAAATTTGAATTTCCAAAAACATTTGATATTGAAGAAGTAGTAGCATCAATTAAACTTATGGATGAAGTTGAAGATGTTGTCGAAGAGAAAGAATTCATGTTTGACCCGAAGGAGTTAGATATATGAAATGTCCAGAATGTGGTGGTGAAATTGGTTTTAGTTATATAACACCAACTAGAAACTATAGAATTGAAAATGATATAATTATAAGAGATGATGCATGGACAGGACCACAACATGATGAATCTTATTTAAGCTTCCAATGTACAGAAGATACTGAACACAATATAGATACACCTGAAATAAGCGAGTGGTCAGAAAAAATAGAACATGATTTTTATGAGAGTGAAGTAGAAACTTTATAAGGGGAATTATATGGAAAAAGAATGTTTACCAGATATACAATGCACAAAACCCGATATTCAAATTCCCATAATGGAAGTCGGAGTTGAGAATGTTGAAGTTCCATTTAGATTAGAATCTAAGTATGGCGGTTTTCATCAACTAAATGCTAATGTATCATTGACCACAAATCTTGATGAAAACACCAAAGGTATTTCAATGTCTCGACTCCTTCTAACATTAAAACCGTATTTAGATTTGCCATTAAAAAGAACTTTAATAAAAGAGATACTTGATAATCTTATTAAAAATCTCGAAACATCAATGGCATCGATGAAGTTTGAATTTAGAATGCCAATTATTAGAAAATCAATTTTGTCAGATAACGAATTTCCTATTTATTATAAATGCAAATTTCAAATGTTAAGACAAAAAGATGATCATGGAGACAGCACTTGGTTTTATCAAGGAGTTAGGGTTCAATATGCGTCCTATTGTCCTTGCTCTGCTGAACTCTGTGGTGCGTTAGATGAAGTTGGTTATCCTCATAACCAAAGATCATTTGCTACCGTTCTGGTGGAGATTGCTGAGCCTCATTACGTCTGGCTAGAGGATATCATTGAAGCAGTTGAGTCTCAAATACATACTCTTCCATATCCAATAATCAAAAGAATTGATGAGCAAGAAATTGCCAGAATCGCAGCACGGAATCCAATGTTTGTAGAAGATGCAATTCGAAAAATATCTCATGTACTTAATACAAAAAGAGGCATACAAGATTGGATTGTAAAATGTATTCACGAAGAATCAATACATACTTCTGAAGCAATAGCAATAAATTGGAAAGGAGTTCCAGGCGGTTTTGACGGAAGGTTTTTTATATGAATAAAGAATTGTTTTTTCGAAAAACCCAACCATGGGAAGAAGATAGTTATGAAGTTATAAGATCATCATCAAAGTATAGAAATACTACTTTTAAATCAGTTTATTCTACTATTGTTAATTCAAATAAAATATATTGGAAGCTTGGAGATCTGATTAAATTCGATAGTGGTTATCATGATTATTTTCTTAGAAATAATTGGAGATATTGGTATTATAACGAAGAGGATAGATATAATTATATAAAGAATAATTGTGGAAGAAATATAAAAGTTCCATTATACGCCGCAAATGAAACAGCAATAATTATCGGAAGATATAAATGGACAAAATATAAATATTCTACATTTTCAGATTATGGTTCTGTTGTAATGATGTTAACAGGAACTTCTATTGGAAAAGTTAGAAGATACTATGCCTGTACCCCTTGGGAAAAAATTGATACATATCCATATCATACCAATGAATATCCTGAATTATTTCAAGGAGTAAATCCTCTTAGTGATGTAAATACATTTTTACAAAAATTAACAGAGACTATCGGAGCCTTATGACAAAAGAAGATGTATTAGAACTTTATTCTAAAGAAAGAGAATATGAGAAGTGTGTATTCGGCGACTATAAAAATGTCGAATCATTAAATTTCGCAAGTTTTCTTATATTTATAAAAGAATACTGCGATAAAGCATTAACTGCTTATTCTGGTAAATGGGAAAAGGATATACCCCCATGGCTTATAACCTGTAAAGAACTTGAAACAGATGGAACCGCCCCAGTAAAAGCATACGAAGAGCTCATAAAAATTATGGCATTAGCAGGAGCTGCGCTAGAAACATATACAGATATAAATCCTGCGAGATGGCGTGAAGATTTAGAAGCTCACATGAAAAAATGGAAAATATAAAATAAAGGAGAAATGAACAAACATGGAAACAGCAAATTTATCAGATATGATTAAGGATGACACACCCACAGTATTTGAACCAGAAAATTTAGACCTACCCCTTGAAACTGCAGCGCCAATTGAAGAATCAGTTGATGCGCCAGCCGAGGCACAACCAGCAGAAGAAGTAATTCCAATTACTCCTCTCAACATCTGGTTTGAATCAAATTCAGCAGCTTTTGAAAATGTAAGAGAAGTTAAAGTTGCTATTCGTGGAGTTGATCCAAGTCAAACTTTGATCATGGCAGTACTTGATGGCAAAGATGAAATTGAAGGAAACCCAAGTCGTGATCTTCAAGTATTTAAAAATGCAGACACACAGCCAGTATTGAATATGCCTGCTAGTAATATGCAAATTTATAATAATGGATTCAAACTGGTTTATCCATATGAAGACAATATTGTTATAAAAGCATATGGCGTACGAACAGGCCTTATCTGTGTATTCTGTAATGTAATTGCAAATCAATATGTTCCATATAAAGTAATCAAAGTAAAAAAGAAAGATGAAGTAGTAGTGGTTCCAAGATGTGAGGCATCTGATGTTGTAGCAAAACTCGCTTTAGATGCTGATCTAGAAGCATTACAATTGCTATATAAACAAAGCAGTAAATCGGTATCAGAGATGACAACAAATTCGTCGGTGATTTCATGGTTGCTTGCAAGACAAAGCGAAGTAACCGATATCAACCATCACCTGCAAATTGATAACGTTATTATTGATATCTTATCTTAAGTAGTTTGAGATGGGCGAAGTATTCATAGAGAAATCTATGAAACACAGGCCCTGCTTCGCCCATCTCATTCTTAGGAGTTATATGAAAATAAACCCAAATTTAAATTTAATAATGAAAGATTTATATCTTTATGATATAGAAGCATGTCATTATAATATTATGAAACAATTGGGATTAGATATTTCAGAATTAAATGAAAATGATAAGACTGAAAGAAACATCAAGATTGGACAGATGATGCGTAAAAATCCAAGACTAACATCTGTTCTTAGAAACACTACCAGTTCAATCATTGATGAATACATAAGAAGAAATAAAGTTCAAGATGATGAAATTGTTATTAGACAATATGATGGATTGATATTAAACCGAGGATTACAAGAAACTAATATTGGAAATATTCCATTAAATAAAAGAAAGTTTTATCAAATTTTCATCTGTTCAATTGATCGATCAAAATATATATCACTCGATAATGCATTTAAAACATCTGTGAAAGGAGTTCCATTTAGATATCCTCATATAGATGCAATCTATGAAAAAATATGCAAATTAAACTTTGGAAAAAAGGGTGCAATTTTCAGAGGGCTACAAATAATAAAAGATAATTTTTTAAACTCCAATGATTCTAAATTGTTTGGGGTTCCATTAAAGAATGGAAAGTTCAACATATTTCTTACCCGTTATGGAGAGATGCAAGTATCAGAGCAGACATTGAAAATAATGGACACGGATGACATTGATAAACAACGATATTTTGATTTCTATATAATACCATTTACAAAGAGTATTGTATATGAATATGTAAGGTGAGAGGTGATTATGGGAGAAAGAATTTTAAATTTAGCAGCAGGAAAATTAAAACCAATTGATTTACATTTACCAGATACAGATAGCTTTAATTACTTTTTGGTTAATATAGATCCAATGTATTATCATTATGATAAAGCAGAAGATATTGAAAAAGAATATGATACTTGGAGTGGTGTGACATGTAAAGAATTTTATTGTGTTGAAAAAGCAAGTTCATTCATGGAACGGACAAAACTCATATTTGATAGAGTATGCGTTTACAGATATCTTGAACATGTCCCTTTTACAGAAGTAGAGTATTTTATTTATCTTCTATCTACAGTTACAAAAAGCGGCTCGATTGTTGATGTAATTGTTCCAAATTATGAACTTTTAGCAGGTATGATATCACATGAAAATGTTTATAGTCGTGGGTTTGCAGCTCATAATATTCTTGTAACAACTGAACTATTGAATGAACCATCATGTCCACATGCATCAATATGGACAAAAGATAGAGCTAAATATTTCTTCGAATTAGAAAAGAGATTTAAAATTATTAATATACAAGAAAACTATCCATTTGATGGAAGAGATATTTACTTAAGAATCATTGCGGGAAGAGTATGAAAAAATTATTATATCCACATGCAGCAGGTGATTATAATATTGGTGGTCCCCATAGATCTTCTTATCATTATAATATGACATCTCAACCTACCAGAACAGAAAAGATATATAAAGCTAAAACTGTAATATATTTATATATGGATGGAACTGTTGAAATTGCTAAAGATAGAAATGGAGATCTGGGTATGGTGGATATAGATAAAGTTTCTAAATATTTTTCACAGATTTTAGCAGAAATGAAATTAAAACGTACACAACTTGATATGTTTAAAGAAGGACTATCCGAACTCCTTTATGAAGCAATACAAAAAACTTTGAAGGGAGAATACTATGAGAGAGATATTTGCGACCAGAGCACAAGAAATGGGTCTGAATGTAATAGGAGCGCATAAAGGTTTATTTACATATGTTGATATCTATTCAGAAGTTGTTTATAGACAATTATATACAGGGTTTATCAATGTAAGTGAGGATGAAAAACATCCAACCGATGCAATTCCAACTCCACTTATTGCAATATATACAAGACCCACACCAGGTGACGATTATCAATATGTTGGTTTTGTTTCTGATTTATACCAGTTCATTGGGAATGATATATTAAACCAGCAAGTAAGGAATTCAATTCAGGAAATTGGTATGCCAATTGTAACTGAAAATACAATTATGAGTTCAGATTATACAAGGATGCGAAATGAAATCATTATCAGGAGTAGTCAAAATCACGCACAAACCGGAGACGTCCTCCCAGTTATGGTTGTCAATAACAGTTATAATGGGACTCGTGCTGCTAGTATTTCTTTTGGGTTGGCTATGGATTATCACAGCGAGCGCACTATTTTTGCTTTTTCTCTTGGTGAGATGCGTCAGGTTCATATCCAAAATTCTACCACTGAAATGCGATCAGTTGTAAATTCATATATGCAGGTCTTTACAGAAAACATTTCGGATATGATTACCCAAAGTTTTAATAGTAGACTAACAGAAATAGAAATGTTAGGAGTTCTTGATCTAATTGAAAAATATGGTCGTAAAAGAAGAGATACTATTTCAACTCTATTAGAAGAAATTCAACCTGCAGATGCTGGACTACCTTCAGCATGGCAAGTCTTTTTAGCTATTGTTCGATATAGCAGTTTTGAACCGAATCTTAATATGAAGAGATTACTTGAGAATGCTGCAGAAAGTGTTCTTGTAATACCGCCCCGAATGTATGAAGTTTTAAACAGACTTTATTCATAAAGGATCCTCCGAAAAGAGAGGGGGTTATATATTATACCCCCTCTCATTTTTTTTGGAACAAAATATAAAAAAAGGAATAATTATAAATGGCAAGTTCAACACCTTTAGGAAGTGCATGGCATCCTGGAATTACATATGATTTTATATTAAAAATTGGTGATGAGGATCGTTCGACTGACTTAACTAAAGTTGAAATAAGATCAACAGTTAGTGCTCCATATCAACATATATTTTTAGATGTTTTAATGGATGCACATGATCTTCTATTATATGATATGTTCGGACAACAGCTTATAAAATTAAGTATCATATTAAAAGGGAAGGTACCAGAAGATTTAGAACAGGTTAATTTTGAGTTGATGTATATAGATACAGATACTGAATATAGAACTGGTCAGGCAAGTGATCAAGGAGATCAATTCGAAAGAACTAAAGTACGATTGAAAACTGTTTGTGTTGATGCTTATCGAACAATGTCAACAATGATTAATAAAATATATTTTAATAAAACTCCATATGATATTATAACAGATTTAGCAAGTATAGTTGGAGCTGAAATTGAATATGATACAGCTGGAAGAAGTAGTTTGGCAATAGATCAATTATTAATACCACCAACTACTTTTTATAATGTAGTTAATTATTTAGATAGAACATATGGAGTATTCAATGGACCAATGGCATTTCATACAACATATGATAATAAAATTAAACTTCAAAATTTAAATTCAAAACCAAATATGGCTCAAGCAATAACATTACATTTATTAGCAACTGATATGAATATGGAACCAATAACAACATCAATGGATCCTAAAGTTTTCTACACTACTAGTCCTGTGGTTAGTTCATATAAAGGAAATGCCGTCTTCTCAGTTGAAGCTCCAATAATAAAATATATTGTAAAACCAAGAAATGTTTTATCAAATACAATCAATGTAGAACTTGAATCGTTTGCATATACATATGGAATCATTGAAAAAAATAATCCAAGAATATATTATAATTCCAGCGCAATAAATTCTAGTAAAAGAATTGGTTATGAAAAAGATCAAACAGGTTATGATAACGATAGAACATTTATTGTAGCTAATTTAAGTCAAAATATTGCTGATATGGCAACGACAATTGCAACTGTAAGTGGTAATCTTCCAACTTTAAATCTAATGGTGGTTGGAGATCATGTGAAAATAATAAGCCATTCAGCTGATCATATAAAATTAGGTGGATCATATATTTTAAAAGGTTCTGATATTCAATTTGTAAAAGCAACTACTTGGGAATCAATGGCAAGATTGTATATGACAAGAACTAATGTTGCTTCACAATAAATAGAACAAACTATAAAGGAGTATGGTATGCAAGAAGCTGCACAAATAATAAGCAATATAGAGAATACAGGTAATTATGTTGCGGAATATTTGCGTTGCAAAAATGACTTTCATTATTTCTGTAGTCATTATATTATGATTGAAATACCTGGAGAAGATATTCTTTTAAATCCGTATAATAAACAATCGGAATTAATAGATACAATAGAAAGAAAGAAATATGTTTTAGTATTGAAAAGTAGACAGATTGGTATATCAACTATTATTCAGGCATACTCTGCTTGGTTAACAGTATTTTTTAATAACGTTGTTATTGGAATTATTTCTAAAGATGGCGCTGAAGCTACAGATTTTGCAAGAGTTATTCGTGGAATGGTTGAAAAACTTCCTGATTGGATGAAACCATTGGGTGGCTCACAAGGTCGTGGATTATCAAAAAGAACTGAACGGTCATTTATCTTAACAAATGGTAGTAAGGTTTATGCTTCACCAGTTAACCCAAATGCTCCTGATAAAACTCTTCGTGGTAAGGCATTGACATTTTTGGTAATCGATGAGGCAGCATTTGTTGGTCACGTTGAATCAGCATGGACATCAATGGTTCCTGCTCTATCAACAAACCAGATGCAAGCCCGTAAAGCAGGAATACCTTACGGAACAGTTGTTCTTTCAACGCCCAATAAAACTATTGGTATTGGTCAATGGTATTTTGAACAATACATGCGCGCCATTTCAAGAGATGATATTTTTGAACCATTTGTAATTCATTGGAGAATGATTCCTGAATTAGCAAATGATCCATATTGGTATAAAACACAATGTAGATTATTCAATCATGATCATAAGAAAATTGCTCAGGAATTGGAACTAAAATTCTTACCAGCAGAAGGTTCATTCTTTGAAGCAGATACAGTTGAGAAGATGCAAAATGCCTGTATTGAACCAATTGAAAAACTTAGAGTTTTCAATGGAGAGATATGGAAATTTCAAGATGCATTAGCAACTAAAAATTATATGATCGGAGTTGATACAGCTCCTGAACATGGGGCAGATAAATCAGCTATTACGGTCTGGGATTATCAAACACTAGAACAGGTTTGGGAATATCAAGGAAAATGTAAGGTATTAGATTTCTTGAAAGTAGTTCAGATAGCTGCAACTCAATATAGGAATGGACCAATAGTAGTTGAATCAAATTCATATGGAAACCAGGTTGTAGAACATTTAGGTCGTAGTGATTTTTCAAGTAGATTATATAGAGAAAAACGAGGACCAAATACAGTAGTTCCAGGACTCTCAAACAATGCAAAAACACGACCATTAATGATCGATGCTTTATATTCATATTTAAGTCAGTATCCAGAATCTATTAAATCACAAAGATTAGCTCTTGAATTAACAGGTTTAGTATCTAAATCTAGTGGTAAGGTTGAAGCTGATACAGGATGTCACGATGACTTAGCATTATCAGCAGCATGTTGTATGTATGTAAGAAAATATGATCCACCTCTAATGCTTGAAACAGATGGTGGTGTATATTCAGGAACACTTGATATGATGAAACAAATTGTTGGATTCAATACTGATCTGCCATTTGAAATTAGCAATAATGCAATTATGAAAGCAGTTAAAAATAATTTAGATAAAAATCTCGGATTTGTGGATATCATGAGTTTATATAATAAGGAATAAAAAATGGATGATAAATATTTAGAGGAATTATTTGCTCTCCCAATTGGTTTAGAGCTTGAAGCTATTGTTGATGGAGTAAAATATTATTCATCACAAAAGTTAAAAGAATCTTTTATGAAATCAATTGGAGCTTCAGGTAGAGCAAGTCATTTATATAAGCAAATTGAATCATTAGTAATGAAAAAGAAATTACTTGTCCCTTGTTTTTTATCTAAAAATATGTTCAAATATTTAAAACATAAAATGTTTGGAAAAGTTGAAGACACATCATTTGCTGGTTTTTATTTATTAACACAAAAAAGAGTTTTTATTATAATTGATAATAACACAACTATAGTTGGTACAGCTAAAAATGATTTGATTGCAAGTACAGTTATGCATGAATGTGTTCATTTATATGCTGATAGAATGAGAACCAATTTTTTAAAAACATTTTTTCCAGAATTAGAAAGATATTATATTTCATATTTTTCAACAGTTTTTCAAACAAGTAAAAAACCCGATGTTACTGAAACTATTAAATTTCTTTCCAAGTTTGAATATAACAAAGATTCACAATCAATAAATAAAGTATTAGTAGAATATTATTATATGTTAGAGAAAGTATTAAAACCGATAAGCGGACTTGATGAAAGGACTTTTATATTAACATTACAAGGACTTATAGTATCAATAAAACTTTCATTAATGCAGTTCGATGTATTCGTAAGGATGTATAGACAATATATAAATATATTAGGACCACTCGATAGAGCATATCAAGAAGCATTTGGTAAAAGAAATACTTTTACAACTCCATATCAAGAACTATCATCTGTGTCTGAAGTTATATGCGTCCTTTCTGAAATGAATCCATCACATCCAAAAATTAAGAAGATGTTCAAAGATATGGCATAGGAGTATAAAGTATGGCTATACGAAATGACAACGATTCCTCACCAGGAAGTATTACAAAAACTGCTGATGCACAAATGGATAGAATTGGCAATATTAGCAATGTATCTAAAACTGTATCTAACATGCAGAAGAATGTAAAACAAAAAATAACTGAAACTAGAAATATGGCGGAGAGTTCGAAAGATATAAGTTCGATTCAAAATTCAATGCTTAAAGTTTTAGATAAACTTGGTGATACTGTAGCCGCTCTTTCAGCTGGAGTTAAGACTGTAACTATTGATACTGCCAGAGCAACAAAAGAGGCAATCAGTGATTATAGTAAAGCAATTAGCCAGGATATTAGTTTTAATAAACAAAATGTTGTTGCAATGGCATTAGCTAAATCTACTCCTATATATGGATACTTTGTTGCCAAGTTTATGGAAACAGATGTTTTCAAACGTGCAGCAGAGAGAATGAAACAATCTATTGGTAATGCATTTGGTAGTGTAGCTAAGCTTTTTAGACGAGGCGGAAGACCTGAAAAAGATATAGCAGTTCCAAAAGAGCTTAGAGGTAAAAATATACCTCATATGGCCAAGGGTGGTGTTGTTGGTAAAGGAGGTTTAGCCAAACTGCATGCCGCCGAAGTAGTAATGCCTATTGATAAAATTCTAAAACGAATGGATGAGGGTGCGCAGGTATCTAGAAATTTAAGTAAAATCATGGGCAAAATGATTCTAGAACAAGCAGCCTCAACTAAAAATTATCAAGGAATGATACTTCATGCAGAAGATAGAGATAAAAAAGAAAAAAGAGGTATAGTTAAAGATTTTTTTAGAATATGGAGATAAGAAAAAGAGAGATCTAAAGAAGCTATTGATGTCAGACAACTTCGAGAATTAATTAGTATTAGAGAAGTACTTGGTGGTGATTTAAAAATAGCACCTGAGGTTTGGAGTAGATTGTTATATAAACATCCATATTTTAGAAGTAGTGTTGCTGCGGCAAAAGTTACTATAGCAACAGGAAAACTTCTATTTTGGAAACCATTCTATTTTTTACTTAAGAACCGTGGTGGTTATAAAAAATTTCTATCTAAAAAAGAAGTTCCACTGGAAGCGTTAAATCAAAATATAGGTGTATTATTTACTGAATCAATGTGGCGTTTTGATAATATGCTTAATATATTGAAAGCAATTGCAGAAGCTGCAAGAGATACATCTGCTCATTTAACTGGTAAAAAATATCAAAAATTAACAGGTATAGGAACTGGAGAATGGTCTATAGCTAATTCTCTTGGTAAAGCATTGGTAAAAGCATATACTCTTCCACTTAGAGCACTTGGCATGATACCTGGTTTAGGTGGGCTGGGAAAAATTGGAAGAGGTGCTGAAAAATTTCTTTTAGATAATAAATATACGAAATCTAAAAAAACACATGAATTATTAGGCACCGGAGAAGAAAAGAAAAAAGGTTTAATGGGAAGTATAACAAGTGCGATCTCATCTTTTGAACAGAAAAGAATAGAAAAAAATTTATTAAATAAACAGTTAAAGAAAGAGAAAAAAAGGAGTATAAAAGCAGGAAAAAAATGGGATAAATATCTAGATCATTTGGTAAATAGACTTCCAAAAGAGAAAAAAGAAAAAAAATTAATGATTACATATTATAAAGAACAATTAAGCTTAGGAAGAAGAATCAAAAAATATTTAACATCTAAAAAATGGATTGAATGGTTAATGTATATATGGGGAATTTTATCACCAATGCTTCTTGTTTGGAAAACTAAATTATTTAGTTTTTTGGGTATTAAAGCTCTAGGTCAAGGTTTTCTTGGTTCTATTTTTGGAAAAGGTGGCCTTATAGTAAGAGGAATATCTTCTTTATTTTCATTTGTAAAATTAGGTATATCCGCACTTTGGACTGTAGGGAGTCCAATATTATCATGGATAAGTGGTGGATTTATGACTCTAGTTACATCAGCTCCATTTTGGGCAGCATTAGCAGCAGCTGGAGTTGGACTTGCCATTGGTACTATGATCAATGAATATATAATTAAACCAATTTATGCTAAAATGGATAAAGAATGGGATAAAAGTAAGAAAAGCAATAAAGATATAGTAGATAAAGCAAGGCAAGAAGGTATGGCCGCATCTAGAGATCTTTCTTCTACCAGTGATGCAGCAGCATTTAAAAATATAAAACAGACTTCTCTTATGAGTTCCATGACTGGTTCTATAGAAAGAAAGAAAAGCATGTCTGGCTTTTTTGGCGGAGCAGAATCTGAAATAAGTGCAATAGACTATGCTCAAGGTGCATATCTAAATGAACATATTGGTGAATATCTAAATTATGATATTAATGAAATAAATGCATTAAGACAAAAATGGAATGAAAATGATGGTATAAGAACTAGAGATTTTAATGAAACTCCTGATAAGTATGGTAGATATAGAGAAAAAAGATTTCTTGAATACATGAAAAGTAATCTAAAACCATTATCAGCAGATGTTTTATCATCTCAACGATCAGCAAGCGATATGGCAAGAAGAAAAGCTCAAATAGGAGAAATAGGAAAAAATGTACAAAATGCAGCAGGGAATCTTGCTGAGTCGGCAAAAGCTGGAGCTCAGGCCGTAATAATAGATGCATCTAATTATGCATCTACATTAAATCCTAAAGCAAAAGAAGCATTTGAAACAGCTAAAAAATTTTATATTAAAGAGTTTGGTTGGTCTGAAGAATATGCTAATCAAGTTTTGATGGATCTTGGAACAACTTCTGGAAATTTAATTGATACATTCAAAGATACTAAAAAATTGAAAGAATTTGGAATATCATCATATAACAACTTATCTGCTATGGGTAAAGAAGCAGCATATAAAGGTCTTGACGCGCTATATAATGTATCTAAAAATCCCGAACAGTTCGCAGCGGACGCTTCTAAAAATATGGGCGGTTGGCGTTCAACTATTCAAGATAAAGCTGGAGCTTTTGCTGATAAAACGAAGATTGTAATTAATGAAGCTACTATTGCATTAACTAATGGAGAACTTATGGAAGGTCTTGGTGATAAAATCGTACAATCATCAAAAGATCTTGCTGAAAAAACAGTGAATGGTACTAAAGCTATAGTAACTACAATTACAAATGTAAATCAAACCACATCAAATAGTAGTAATGCTAATGTGTCTTCTGGTGGTGGTGGTAATGGTGCAGAAAGTAGAGACTTTTTTGATAGACTTCTTTATACAGGAAACTATCGTTAAGGAGAAGATAATAAAATGGGTGTTATAGATAAAGAATATTCAAAACCAGTTTCAGAAATAGGAGAACCCAAACCGATATTAACTCTTGATTCTGTATTTGGTTATCCTCCGGATAATTTATTACCAATTACAAATAAAATGATACGAAAATGTTTTCCTGTTGCAACTTTTATACCATCAATTCCACATTTTGAAAATGGACTTGATCTTTTTACAATAGAGCCAGCATGGGGAGATTATAATACATTACTACGTGAAAATGGTTATTACAGTTCTAATACCAACTGTATTAAAGTTGCATTTCTTGCAGATAATTTTCCTACTGATACATTTACAAACGAATACGGAGAAAACTTTTTACAGAAATTTACAGATGTTGCATCAGAAGGAGCATCATCAATAGCTCAAATGTTGGGAGCAACTAGTGCAACACAAGTGTTTGGTAGCCTACGTGATAGCGCTTTAAAAACTGATAATCTAGCTATTAAAGGAATTGGAAAAGGTATGGAGTTTGTTGGGGATGCTGCTAGTGCTGCGTATACAGGCTTACAAAGCGCAGGTAGTGTTGGTAACTTTGCAGCTGGTTCATTGAAAGTAATTAATGAACTTATGGCAGGTTCAAGAATAGACTTTCCTATGGTTTGGAAATCAAGTTCTTTCCAACCATCATACTCTATGACTGTAAGATTATATAACCCAAACCCTCAAAGTGAAGATTATACCAAGAAATACATTATAGGCCCCATCGTTGCTTTAATGTTGTTGGCAACACCCAGAGCTAATGACAGTTCAACATTTACATGGCCATTCTTACATCACATTATATGTCCTGGATTATTTGAATTGAATCCCGGTTTTATAAGTAATATAACTATAGTAAAAGGTGGTGATCAACAACAAATCTCATTTCAAAATAGATTGGGAATGGTTGATGTTAGAATAGATGTGGGTAGTTTATATAGCACTATGTTGGCCGGAACAAGTAAGATTAACTCCACTAGACCTACTGTTAAAAAATATGCTGAAATATTATCAGGTTTTAAAGATACAACAACTCGAGAAGCTGATAATCAAAATTATGAACCACTACCCGGAGATGGTCCTGAAGGAAACCGAAATGCTGGACTTAATAAATTTGATGCATTAGATCTTGGGAGAAGGTATACTCCTCCAACTCCAACTTTTAATAATGCTTCTACTCTTGGTCGACAACGTAGACCCCCAAGTCCAAAGATTTCTGCTAATGCTACTGGACAACCAGATATAATAGATAGAGTTACTAGTGAAGCTAAAAGGATTTATAATGAGATTTTAGATCAACTTCCAGCGCTACCATTTTAACATACAGTATTACGCATGGTCATTGTCAGATAAAACGCAAGGTAGGAATGAATTATATATTGAGTTTGTGTGGTGTATGAATTGAATGTTTCTATATAACCAATATTTTTTAATACATTTAATAGCAAAATGTTTATTTGTTGTTTGAAATAT